ATACCTTCTCGTCTTGCCTTGTATCTTGTATCGTATGCAAGTTGTCTTGCTTGCTTTTTAATATTGTCTTCCCCGCCACCACCAGCAGCATCCTTTTTATCACCACCAGATCCGCTGGAAGATGCAGATGATTTGCCTAATTGAGGTTTAATTTTTGCTTCCATCTCAGTCAAGTAAACTTGATGGAGGTCTGTGATGATATGCTGTAGTTTTGCCATTACTCTAATTAGTTAATGCTTATTTTTTGCCTTGTATTTATTTATGAAATTTCTAATTTTCTTTGTATTAGTCATTCTCATAACATATTCCCTAAAAGCATCAGTCCCAACCTCCCTTTGAGTTGCAGGAACTCCAGATACTTCTGTCCACTCTTTTACATCCCTAATCCAAGACTTAAACATTTGTTCATCTTCAGTTACACAAATTAAATGATTGGTTCCTCTACGAACAATCTTACCAATCATTCCAGTTTTTATATTTTGAACAAAAGTATGTTCGTTAAAAATTTCTCCAGCAATATATCTTTCTCTAAGTTCACGTTCTTGATTCCTATCAATTGATTCTGCTGGATTAATTTTAACAGTATTCTTCTTTCTAAAACTTGGATTTTGTGTGGCGACTGGTCTTTGATTTGCTGCTGTTCTAACTTGTGCAGGGTCTTGTCCACCAACTACTTGATTTTGATTATAAAACTTTAATCGACCACCGACATTTTTTGCAATAAACTCTCCAGTATTTTTATCATGATATCCACCATGACCATCTGGCACAAGACCTAATCTCCTGCCATGAATAGTGGCAAGAGATTTAGACTCATTTACAAACTGAGAGAATGTTTTCATAATTGTTTTAATATACAAATATTTATCAAATCAAATTTCCTTGTCTCTACGTTTTGTGATGTACCCGCGAGTCCAAATACCCCCGCGCACACCATATATAGACCTCGACTTTATTTTAATTCTACGAGATCTTTCTCCACCACGAGCACCAAGAACTGGTTCATAATCCCCCTGCAGCGAAGTAAGATTTCCTTTTCTGACTGTCTTAGTAGTAAATCTCAAACTTATAATTTTACCATTAGATGTAAAGTTTGGTCTACCTTGAACAAAAAAGTCTACACTATCATGCCCAGAAGATCTAGAGTAATCTTTACCAAAAACAGATTGTTTTTTTAGATTATTATCTTGTATTTCTCGCCAAACAGATGCATAGTCCTTTTTATAAGTATCCCAGTTATCAACTACAACTTTTTTAAAGTCTTCAACCTCCGAATTGTTGACGATATCTGTTCCTGCTCTTTCTGTTATACCTCCATATTGTTGGAAATCAGTAGCAGTATCTCCTTTCTTATAAGACAAGAATCCTATCTCATTTCCATCATAATCTACAATAACAAAGTCTGCTTTTCTAGTTCCTATTCCACCAACAAATCCAGCAACATTAAAGTAGTACTTATTCCTAATTCTTAAAGTAACTGGCATGTTGTTACCAAGTTCTTGAATCTTTTGGTTGATATTTTTTAAAACTTCTACCTCTGTTCTATCTCTAGGAGTTCTTTTTAAACCTGGATGTTTTTTAAAGACTTCTTGAAGTAAACTATTCCAAATAAAATGATTTATAAAATCTCTACCATTAGAATACTTAAAAAATATTCTAATTCCCTTTTCCTTTTTACCAATTTTATAATAGTTATCAATATAAATTGCTTTAAATGTAGACCCTCTTATTTTATCCTCACGAAAAGGGATATTAAGATCCTTTAAAACATCATCAACAAGTTCAAATGTTGATACTCTATCATCTGCTCTTACAACAATTCTTGCATATTCTACAGAATTTTTTATTGTTGGAAATTGGTCCTTTACAAGTTTTATTTTACCATCGGAAATTTTGTCACTCAGGAGTCGATATATGGTATCCGCAGTATAATTTCCTGGATTACTTTGTGCCATCTAAAAGAATGGATTTTTTTTATTTAGATACCCAGTATAGGACTTGAACCTACACACCATAAAGATAACAGGACCTAAACCTGTCGCGTCTACCAATTCCGCCAACTGGGCATTATAAAAATCCAACAGAATAATCTTTATCTGTAATATAATCTATACACAGAACAGTTCTGCAAGATTTCATTTTATTCTCAACTCTATGTTTTGACATAGGGTGAAATATATAGAATGATTGGTTGATAAAAGATTTAGTCTCAACCTCACCATTATCATCCATTATTTGTATTATAGCATCATCTGGGTCATTTGGGTCAATGTCCAACCCCCAAATAATTCTAAGTAATTTAACACCTGGAATATAATCTTGATCAATATGCCAATTTAAAAACTGTCCAGGGTCTAATGCATTAATTGCACAAGCATCAGTCAATCCAACTTCTAACAAAACACTCGTCAAGAAGGGTAACGCTGAGGTATTAAAAACCACAGGTGTTCTTTCAGCAAAAAGAGGCGCAAGATGCCAACCAAATTTAGAAGAATTTCTTTTTTCTGCAGAAAAATAAGAGGAATATCCAATAGGATATCCTCTATTTTGTTTTTTAATATATTCGTTTTGCTGTTCAGTAAAATCTCTAAATTCTAACCTATTGAAGTTATTCCTATACTCTTCTAAAATTTTATTATAATTATCATTTAAAAGAGATAACTTTGGGTGAATATCTTGATAGGATAAAAATTTAGACATACATTCAAAGATCGCCTTCTACACGATTCTCTGAGCGATACACATCAAAAGCACCTTCAGGATAACGAGCACTTAATTTTTCATAATTCATTTGAAGAATCTCATCAAAATTAGTGCCTAGTGCCATACACGCTTGGGCAATATACCAACAAATATCTCCAAGTTCTCGCTTCATATGAAAAATACTTTCATCATTATACGATTTACCCTGAAGGAAAATTTTCTTCACAACTTCGGTAAATTCACCTGCTTCTGCAGTCATACCAAGAGCGGCAGTTAGAAGCCTAGGAACATCTGCATCAGTTGATGCTTCAAGTTCAGTGAGGCGGGACAGAAGATTTGATAGTTCGCTACTTGCAGGACTAGTAGTTTGACGAACAAAATCAATATACTTATTACTATCAATAACTTTATTTTCTTTCATAGTAAACTCAAGAGAACCATCAGTGTTTTCTTTTTTTGAGATTGTGAGTGTCATGTTTAATTAAGATACGAATACAGTTTATCAAAAATCAGGAATTTTGTCTAGTGTTGCCATAATGTATTACGGTAACCTCACTGGATTTAAACTTTCTCCAAGGGTCAACCACAATACTTCCTTTAGGTACGTCACAGTATAATTCATCACTTTCTGGAGCGTCCCAATATTTGTATGTAGTTGTTGCACTGTGCGCTAGTAGAAATACTGCAGGACTTTGTGGTTGATAATTGTCTCCAGTACAACTATCAACATATGTTGGAGATTTACCAAATTCTTCACAATAATGACCAACTAACAAACTATAACTTCCATCAAGATGCGATACTCTTGGTTTATAAGATTTTCCATGAATGATAATTGGAAGATTATATTTGTTAGACAATTCAACAAGGTATTTTGCTAAGTTTTTAGCTTGACCTTCTCTAGAACCCATAACAGATTCAAAAATATCATATCCAAGGTTTAATTTTTTAGACAGATATCTAAGAGCAATATTATCTCTTGGGTGACATGCACCACCATCACCCATCCCAGCAGTCATATAAGATGAGTTAATAATTCTTGTTCCTGCAGAACAGAGAGCATTTGTTACAATATCTACGTTAATATTTCCTTGGCGCATCGCAACATCTTGAATCATATTAACAAATCCAATTTTGGTGCTGATAAAAGTATTGTAAAAAACTTTAATACATTCACATTCATCCCAAGTTCCTACAAAATATTTTGGAGAATTTTCCATGATTGTTTTGTAAAACTTGATAAGTTCTTTAGCATCTCCTGTTGTATTTCCATCTTCTGTACCAATCATAACCATTTCAGGATTTACCATATCCCAACCAACTGTTCCCATGGCGATAAGATAGGGATTATAAACAAATCTTGCATTTGTCATTAATGGTTTGAACTGTTCTCTTGTTGTTCCAGGAAGAACTGTAGAAATTAAAACCACCAACTGCCCATTTGCTACAGAATTTACTTGACTGAGGCATTGTTTGACAATTGAATAATCAAAGTCTTTTGGTTCCAAGTGCATTGATGGTGTACTTCCATCATAATCTGGTTCATGTGGAGTTGGAACAGCAACAAAGATAATTTTACTTTTTTTAACTACTTCTTCTATAGAAGAACAGATATTAATTAAATTACTTTTTTTAAATTCAATATCATATCCATAAACATTATGATTTTTAGCAGCAATCTCTGCTGCACATGGAAGACCCAATTTACCAAGCCCAATAAACCCAATGTTCATGCTTCTCTTTCCAAATCTAAAGTTACGCAGTGGAATCCTCCACTAAGAGTTCTTTGATGCCTCATTGGAAGCATTGCACATTCTATGCCATATGTTTCTAAAATTTTTCTAGTTGGATGTTGATGTTCTTCAAGAGCAACTAGATTTGGAGAAACACTAAACAAATTCATGTTACACCACTCTGAGGCATTATTATAACCTGGATAGTATCCAATGTCTACTGGGTCTGGCGCATTGATAATTTCCCAAGTATTAAATGGATATGGAAGCATATCTCTATGTTTTACTCTTGTTGGATTTACCATCATCAAACCCTCACGTAAAAAAGCTATAGTAGTATCAATATGAACAAAAGTGTAGATATCTTTTACAATCCTAACTGTTGCAGAAGAACCCAGATTATTTTGTAGAATAGTTGCTCCAGCAACGTTACCGCTATTTGAGATTAAATACAAAACTTCTTCATTAGCACGAATTGCATTTGCAGCATCAAATGCTGGGGTTAACTCAGTTAGTGCTAGTACTGAAGGATCACCAATACAAGATTCATCATATAAATCATCATGATATGAACAGGGAATTTCTATTGTTCTTGGAATATGGTGAGAAAAAGACCTCCAATTACCTCTTCTTGCTCTCAAAGGTTGTGGAGTTGCCAAGGATAATTCACCATGAACAAATACACAATCCCTTGGACAATAATTATAATATTTTGTAGGTTCTCTATTTGGTCTTAAAACTTCAACATTTTCACCAACTAAAAAATTACAAAAAGTTTCAAGATCTTCATTTGCCTCATCAATTACTTGTTGTGGATATAATCCCGTTTTAACATCAGATACATCTTGAATTCCAGCATAATTAATTGTCCTTAAACTTTTATCCATTGTTGGGATAGTTGCATGATCTGCAACACCAACAATAACTTTTTTTAGTTTATCCCATTCGTTTTTTGCGTACATAATTCAACTCGTAGTTAAAACCATTTTGTGGTCATTTTCTTTTCCATATGTAAAGAAGTCATCTAATGTAAATTTTAGATGTTCCTTCATCCACCAATAATAATATGCACATCTAGATTTTTTATGGTGAATTCTATTTATTTCTATACCAAACTCTGTGCTTGAAGATTTAATATTTGTGGTTATTAAAGGTATAGAATACGTTCTTCCAGTATGTCCGATGAGATAATCTACTGTTGTAGAACTCTTATTAAACTTATCAATTGATACAACTTTATCAAATCTATACTTATCTCCATAACAATGCAATTCTAAAATTTTTTCAACGTATTCTCTAGTCAACATGACTGGTCCAAAATAACTATGTCTTAATTTTGGATGTAAAAAGAAAGGGATAAACTCTTCAGATTCAAATCCAAGTTGAATACAATCCCAATCATAGGGAAGTCTACTCATTAAGTAATTCCAATCAAAATTCCAATATTCAAATAAATTCAAATCATAGTCATCTTCCATTAACAACAAATAATCATCTTGTTTAGTATTAATCCACCGTTTAAGGAATTCTAAATGAGTAACCGCATTCCCTAAGGCATATGCAGGTATACCAGTTACTTTACCCACAACAAAGTCAGAACCCCATTCATTTAATTCAGAAGCTAGAAATTTAGATGCAGATACTCTTGTAAATTTTAACTTCCAGTAATCAAACTGGTCTTCCATATATTCTTTTCTGTCAATCCTATTGTCTAGATTAACATAATATATGTGAGGAAAATTATTAAATCTATTTTTTAAATCCATAACGATTAAAAATACTTAGATACTTTCTTAATCATCCCAACGTCGTTTTGTTTTCCATATGTAAATATCTCATCAAAACTATGTCGTTTACTATCATTCCTCCACCAATCATAGTAAGCAAGTCTTGATGCTTTTGTAATAATATATCTTTTAGTTGTTTTATCAAAAAAATCTGTATGGTTTGGAAACATTGGCAAACAATATGTTTTTCCACAATGTCCCAAAAAATAGTCTACTGTGCCAGACTTTAATCCATAATTTTTATTTGCAATATAGTTTGTAAGATTATATTTTTCTCCTACACAATGAAGTCTTATTAATTTTTTAACATATCTCCTATTAAGCATCGAGATGCCAAACGTATGAGCTGGCATGATTGGATGTAAGTAGAATGGAATATAATTTATATTCTCAAATCCAAGGAGTAAAGAATCCCAATCATAAGGAAGTCTACTCATTAAATATTCCCAATCAAATTGCCAATAAATTTCTAACCCAAAATCTAGAGTATCTTTAGAAATTATTAATCTATCTTCTTCAGTATTGTCATACCAATTTTTTAAAAACTCCAATACGCTAATAGCATAAGCTGCTGTAGGTATTGGTAATTTATATTCCTTTAAATTAATCAGTAGATTCTTCCATTCAGATACATTATCTTTTGTATATTTAATTGGTACTCTTTCATAATCTTGAACCCGCATATTACTTAGATTACGATCCATATGCTCATCCAAATGAGCATGTTCATCATAGTTAAAATAATATACTTTTGGTATTCCTTTTAATTTATCTTTTAAATTCATAATAAGTTAGAAACTCTTCTCTACAATTCAGTACTTCTGTTCAAAGTATTTATCGTCCCATAGGGGGAAATTATTTTCTAAAGTAGTCAAGATAAAGTTCCCCATATAATTCTACACCTTTATTTGATATATCATATGTCCTAAACCTCTCAGGTTTTAAACTCATTCTCTCATGGTCATCTGATCCATATGTAAAAAATTGATCTATAGAATACAAGTCTCGCTCATGTTGCCACCAAAAATAATAAGTATTTCTTGCCATAACATCACCCTCTTCTCTAAAAAATCTTTGGATGACACTATTATTTTCAAAACTTCCAAAATTTGGATTGATAGTAATTAAAGGTAAGCAATAAGTTCTTCCAGTATGCACCATAAAATAGTCAACTGTTCCAGATCCAGCAACATCGTTTTGCCTATTCCATGCAGCATTACAAACAGTATTAACTAGTTTATATTGATCCCCAACGCAATGCAAATCTAATAGCTTCTCAACATAACCTCGATTTAACAAAACTGGACCAAAGTCATGAGCTGGTTCAATTGGGTGCAAATGAAACTTCAATGCAGTTGGATTTTCAAATCCCATCAAAATGCAATCCCAATCATAAGGCAATCTTTCTATAAGATCTCTCCAAGAAAAATGCCAACGTTCAATAAGTCCCAAATCATAATCATCTTCCATTAAAATAACATATTGGTCTTCAGTATTTCTATACCAATCCTTTAGAAAATCCAAATGTGTTATTGCATTTGCGGCAATTGGAACTAACAAGTTATATTCATCAATATCTTTTATTAAATGCTTCCACTTACCATTTTCAGATGCTAGATATTTTGTTCCAGAAACTCTAGAGTACTTTATACCATACTTATCAAATTGCTTAACCATCCAATTTTTTCTATCTAATCTATTATCCAGATTAAAATAGTTTACTAATGGCATCCCATCCAACTTACTTTTTATATCCATATTAATAACCCTTCAGATTTATCCTTAAACACATAAGGTTTTTTAGTGGATATATCAAACATTACCTCCATTCTCCATTCATCATTTTTATTATAATGAAAAAATTCAAATGCAGAATATGATTTACTTCTCACATTCCACCAGTATTCTGTAGCTTCTGAAGATAATTTATCAACCAAATCGTTAACAGTATCACTACCAATAAATTTTTCATTCAAAGAAAATATTGGCAACGTATATGTTATTCCAATATCATAAAAGAAATTGTGCAACCCACCATACTCAAAATTGGGTATTGATTTATCTGGAGTAGTGTAATGAAGTAAAAATTTACCATTTCTATAATGGTAATGCTTAATTCTTTTAGCAAAATAACGAGTAATCATGTAGCAATGACAAGACCCACTATCAGATTCCCATGGGTGCAAGTGCATTTTTATTCTTCGTTCAGCAGAACTAAAAAGTTGAATACAATCCCAATTATATGGAAGATTTTTTGTTAATAAATCCCAATTAAAAAACCAGTTATTAACAATATCAAACTTAATAATATCCTCCATAAAAATACAAGTCTCTGATTCATTTGAATCATACCAATCAATGATTGATTGTAAAGTATTTAAAGTTAATGCTAGTTCTGATGGAGACTGAACTAATTCTTTGTCCAAAACAAGATGCTTCCAATCATCATAGTTATCTTCACGGTATATCTTTCTATATCTACTAAAGTTAGAAATTCCCCAAGATTTAAATTGGTTCTGCATATATTCATTTTTTTCAACATCATCCTCATGATTTAAATAGATTATTTTAGGAATACCAACTAATCTATTGGTTATAGCATTACATGCTATTTCTAATTCTTCTTCAATCATTTTGGCAACACCTTTTTATCATACTGTGGCAACTGTACTTGCATCATCTCATGAACAGATCCACCATAACTCAGGATATCATCTGCAGTATATTTGTGACTATTATTTTCCCACCATTTTTTTATACATGATGTAGCCAAAATATCATAGATTTTATTGTGATATGCACTGATTATAGGATCATACTCTTCATCATTTTCTATATTTTCAATCTTATTATCTGGTGCAATAGCTAGTTTAGGATCTAAACAAAACAAAGGTAACGTGTAAGACTTTCCTATTTGATAGAGCAAAAAGTCATCACTACTATAGGATTCCCTAGGAACTTTCATATCCCTAAGACTATTATCAAGTTTAAATGTGCCATCAGATTTTAAATGTACTTTGATTAGTTTTTCAACAAAAAATCTATTAACAATAAAACAAGCAGCAGAGGAACTATGCCACTCTCTTGGATGCAAATGCATCTTTAACACATGATCGTGACAATAATAAAATTGAACAATGTCCCAATTATACGGCAAACTCTTCATCACCATTTCCCAATCAAAAGGCCAATATTCAACTAAGTCAAAACAAAGGTCATCTTGAACTATCATGCAAACATCAGATATCCCAGACTCATACCATTCAATTAAGGTAGTAAATTCATTCATTACAATTGATGCATCAGATGGTGCAAGAAGCATCAAATCTAATTTATGTGCCCATTCATCTATTTTTGCTGTTGAAAATCTAGAGGCAGAGACTCTAGTAAAATCAGTTATTCCCCATTTTTTAAATTGACCCTCGATATGTTCTTTTCTATCCAATCTATGGTCTAGGTTCAAATAAAAAATAGGAGGCAAACCTTTTAATTTATTATCTAAATTCATTTTTTAAATACCTCCATATTAGGCAAGAAGGGATAATCCAAATATTGAAATCTTTTTGGTTTTTTAAATGCCACATCATTAAATTTTTGAATGCCTAAAGATGCAGTTTCTGGCGTCATATAATAATGATAACCAATCATATCTATATTCTGTTCTCCCCATGGTTTATCGTTAGTTCTTCCATCATAAACCATTTTTTTAAGCGTCGTATATGCCTCCTTATCATCCAATAATATAATTCCACCACGACCAAGATTTAAATGCTTCTTAAATTGAAAACTAATGCACATATATGTACCAGGAATATATGTATTCTGCTCCCATAAAACCGCAGCATCAATTATATTAGTATTCCAAAGATAATAATAATCTGTCCAAATATAATTTTTTTTCCATGTCCATTTTATACCCAATTTTTCAGCAGTAAATGGAATAGAAATATAAGTGTGCTCTGGTATTTGTATATCATTATACTTTTCATATCTAAGACATAACTCTATAGCATGAGTACAACAATCCGTTGCCACAGCATAAGGTGCATTAAAAAAATTAGATATTATTTTTTCAAACCTATTAACTACATCAAATTCCATTTTCATAAAGATTGTAATCCTCACTATACAAATTGTTAAATTCTTCTAAATCTGGTTCAACATAGTCTTGATATATTTTTTTACATATTGAACTGTAATTGGGCATAAAATATTTTGAATTTCTTAAATGAGGAATTTCAAATGATTTATATTTTACTCTTTCAATATCATCTTGAATATTAGTTCTTATAAAATTATTAACTTTAAATGTCATATCTCCTTCCAATTTTATTAATTTAAGATTTCCTTTGTTCTCAAGACACAATCTTAGAAATAATTTTTGAGGAGCTGTATGTTCATCATAGATGTACTTTTTATTTTTAACTTGTTTAACAACCCATTCAATAGGTGGTTTATATCTACACATAAATTCATTCAATCCAGATATCCATCTTTTAGTAGGATCCCTAGTAATTGCAAAGAATATATGTTCAGATTCTACAAAATATTGTGCTAAAAAATCTGGGTCTTTTGCTCTTGGTAATTTATCTAATGGGATGAAATTTGGACAATGAGCATTAAATGCTGTAGTAATAGAAGTACTACCACACTTATCAACATGCATAAAAACTAATTTATAATTTTTTGCCCAGTAGCAATTTACAAATCCTTCTTTATGAATAACTTGTCCATCTATACCTTTTTGTAACTTAAAAGTAAATGCAGAGCAATGTTTTGAACATTGTTCTACAATATCATCTATGACTGCTCTTCTTTTCATATCGTTGCTGTTATCTGCATTGTATATCTATTTTCATCTCCAAGGTTTGCTGCCATATGTGGTGCATCTCCTCTCCACATATAACAATCACCCTTCTTCCAATTAACAATTGGTGTTCGGTTCAATTCAAAATAATGCCCAGATTTCCAGTCATTTAAAAAGATTAAAAATCTACACACATTATTTTGGTCTTCAATATTATATACCTTTCTATATCTAGGATACGTATCTTGGTGTTCTGGCATAATAGTTCCAGGTGGCATACAATATACGGACAAAGAAGTATTTTTTACTTGATGTTCCTTTTTAATTTCATTCACAATATCATGACACCATTGTGGAACTCCTCTATATTCTTCCCTTAAAAGACCAGTATAGTTCACATACAAATGCCCCAATGATTTCCACCGATTAACGGTTTCATCATCAGGGAATTGTCTTCTATCTGGATATTCTATATTAGTATAATCTCCGATTATATCGGGATTTATGCTTTTTACTCTATAATTCATTGTGGTAAATATATATTATTTTGATTTTTACTGTACCAACAAGGCAAAGTATACCTCTCACCACTTATTACTTTAGTGACTCCATGATAAGTACGAGAACTAAAAAATATTATTTTACCTTTTTTAGGGTTACATGTAAAGTTATCACTTGGGAAGTATGTCTTTCCTCCAGTAAAATTATCGTTTAAATATAAAACAGAACTATAGTCTCGATGATTTTGGTCTTGATGAACTTCCATATCTATTCCAGGGAGCATTTGAACAATGCTCCAATATTCCAAATATAAATTTACATCTAAGTTATCCCTATAAAATAATTTAGATAAAGTTTGAATGGATTTAATTTGAAGTATAAGAAGATTGGATAATAGTATCTTATCTTCAACTAAGTAAGGACACAAAGTTTTATCTTCAAAATAACCTTCTAGATGTATATTCCTAAAATTAGTATTATTAAAGTATTTTACTAAGTCATCACATATAGACTCATCTAAAAAATTTTCTATTTCGTAAATCACATTTAAAATTTAAAATCGGAGAATAATTTTTTAGCAGAAGATTTTTTTTCTTCATATTCATATTCTTCTTCCTGCCCACTATCGGTAATATTATTTTGGGCACTTTGTTCACAATCATACAATCTCATTTTTGCTCTATCAATACCCAGAACAAACCGTTTAAATACTGTAGGATCATTATATCTATTCTTAAGTTGCTTTACCATAATCTGTCCAAGTTGCTCCAACTCTTCTGTGCTAATAAGAGCAAACATAAGGTCGGCAGTAGCAGGAAGACCAAAGGATTCAGAAGTATCAGTAAGTTCAACATCAGAGTTGCCATAACCTGAACGAGTAGTTTGAGTGGCAGACATGATTGGCACATTGAATTCGACTGCAAGACCCCTAAGTTCCTCAGCAATTGCCTTGATATACGAATAAGAATTAACAGACATGTTTCCCCGATACCTGCTGGAAGCACAAATATTAAGGTAATCGATAAAAATAATATCAGGTTTAAATGACTTCTTAAGTGTAAGTTCATTAAGCAATGCTTTAAAGTGTCCACTATGCGCTGATGCAGTTGGATACTCTTTAATTATAAGATGTCCTTTTGTTTTATTTACAAGAGTATTAATTTTATTTTCAAAAATTTGTTTTGGTAAATTAATTAATTCTTGGATTGGAACATTGAGAAGGTTTGCATCAATTCGCTCTGCAATTCGTTCCTCCGCCATTTCAAGTGTGATATAGAGAACGTTCCTGCCTTGCAATAAGACGGAACTAGCCACATGACACATGAATAGCGATTTCCCAACGCCTGTCCCAGCGAGAGCGATGTTGAGAGTCTTATTAGGGAGACCACCTTTTGTAATTTTGTTGAAATACTCCAGGTCAAACTCAATCTTATCTTCCTTCCTGTGGTAAAAATCATAACGTTCTTCATAATTTTGTAAGTAATCATGACCAATATTGTTATCAAAAGATACTGCTAGGGCATCTGAAAGAATATTTGGAATAGCATCTCTTGTTTTTTTCTCATCATTACCATCAGCAATGTGAATAGATTCCATAAGTGCAAGATAAATTGCACGATCTCGGCACCATTTTTCAGTTGTATCAAGTAACCACTGTTGGTCTACAGGAGAATCATCAAGAGAATTACTAATTTCTCTAATTTCTTTAACTTCAGACTCAGTAAGATCTGTACGATTTTCTAACTCAATGCCAAGTGCTTCTAAAGTAATTGCTGAACCATATTTAACAATAAATTGAACAACTTCTTCAAAAATTACTTTTTCAGTTACTTTATCAAAATAAGTTGGTTGAATAAATGGAATAACTTTTCTAGAGTAATCTTCATTAAATACTAAATTTCTGAGAATGGTTGTCTCAATTCGTTCCATAAGAGAATTCTTTTTTCGCGGCAGCATCAAGTTGCTGCATTACTTCTTCAGTGAAATATTGATCAGGATTTTTTAGAATCTCCTTACCATATATTTTTTTACCATTGATTTCATAGCGTCCTGCTACATTCTTCCAGAGTCCACCAATCTCACCAAGTTCCAGAAGACCATAGTAACGATCAAGACCGCGCTCATCATAATACAAACG